AGCGTATTCACATTAGTGCTGATCGGGTTCTCCAAGAAATCGCATCGATTGCTATGGTTGAAGTTGACCATTTCTCTACGTGGGATGGGGTGTCTTTTAAGATTAAACCTTTCAGCGAGATGCACCCTATTGCTAAGAAGGCGATTAAGAATATCAGGGCCACTACAGTTGAGACCAATGTGAAATACAAAACTTGCCCAAAAACTGGTGAGGAGATGAGAACTGTCGGATCTGTAACCACTTACATGGACCTCACCCTTCACTCAAAAGATAAGTCACTTGAGATGATGGCCAAGCACTTTAAGCTACTTGATGGAAATGATGGCGATCATGATAATGACCTGGATGATGCTCTTAAAGTTCTGGAAGAAGAAGATCGGTAAATAATCCATGATTTACCATTTTTTGGGTGCGAGTTTGAATTTCACCCCATACAAGGGATTATGGAAAAAGAGATTGAAAGATATATCATTAAGGCTTTAGAGGAAGGAATTCTCAGTAAAGACAACCAGGAACACGAGAGAGCTCTCAGAGAAGTCCTAAGTAATCCAAATAAGCTCATGAACGAACATGTTCAATCATTTAATGCTAAGCTTAGAAATCAAGCCAGAGATGAGTTTATTAAGTCTAGGAACCTTGATGCCAAAGCGGTTAGTATCCAGTATTCAGGATTTGCCGATCGGTTACTAACTGAGGTTGCTGAGTACGAATCCCAAAATAATCCCATTCGAGTCAGCAAGCGAGATGTTATCATGATGGCAATAGCTAAATATATTGGAATTTATCCCGAAGAGATGGAGCCCAGATATTGGCAAAATAAATTTAACGGCAAAAACAAAGACAAGGATAAATCATGAGTAATCACTATTGCAAAGTCGAACACTTCCAATCAAGCACAGTCTTAAATTTAAAAGAGCAAGTTGGGGCATATTTAAAAAACATCGAGGTCTATTATCTTCACGAACTAACAATAGTTAACAATGGTGAAACAACTGGACAGGTTGAAGCTATCGCAACTTTTAGATTTATAGAGGCAATAAACAAATAAGCCTATCAAATTCTTGGTTTCGCTCGATAGCTATGAGTGTCCACAAAAACAAAGAAAGACCTATATCTTCGATGCGCAAAAGATCCGCAATTCGAGTCAGAGCATATCAATCTTGGTGATAGACCTAGACCTTTAAGAGGTCCTCAAGCTGATCTGATAAAGAAAGTTGAATCTCACGTTTCTCGCCGAGATGGTGAAGTTATGTGTATTCGTCAAGCAAGGCAAACTGGTAAGAATGAGGAAGCTGCAATCCTCCACAGAAGACACTTGTGGAAGAGACAGAACCATTCGTCCTCTCAGGTTTGGATAAGAACAGCGCCCACTTGGGTACCACAGATCACCAACTCAAAGAAAAGGTTGAGAGACCTTCTCGATCTAACGTCATCAAATATTATTAAGCATCCATTATTTAGTCGTGGAAAGCTCATCAAAGAAGAGGGTTATATCTGGAGGCTCAAGAAAGCTTCCATAGAATTTATATCCTCTGGTCCTCATTCAAATGTTGTTGGTGCAACAGCTAACGTTTGTCTCGATATGGATGAGGCACACAAAGTAAACAAAGATAAGTTTGATGAAGACTTTGCTCCAATGACAGCGAGTACTTCAGCTGCGATTCTCTTATGGGGTGTTGCCGCTGATGGCATGGATTTGATTCAGTATTACCACGATCACAATATTGAAAACAATAGACCTGATTTAAATATAGATCTTCCTTGTGATTTATGGATGGAGGGAAGCCCAGCCTATGCACGTCACGTTGAGGCGAGGGTTCGTGCTCTTGGTTGGGATCATCCCATTATTAAAACACAGTACAGATTAATCTCTGTTGCAGCTGAGGGGAGATTCTTATCCGAGAAGCATGTGAGAGCTCTCTTTGATTCGGACCATGAGCGAGAGATGAGCCCAAGAGATGGATCCACCTATGAATTCTTAATAGATGTGGCTGCCTCGAATGAAGACAATAAAAATAACGACCTCGAAGGTGATGGAGACTCAGCTACCGATTCAACTATTATCTGGATTTATAAAGTGCTTCAAGTGGTCACACCTACAGGAATTTTTCCATACATCCATGTTGTGAATTTGCACTGGTTTACTGGTACCAATCTTCCGACTCAAGACAAAGAAATAAAAGAACTCATTCAATTTTGGAGAGCAAGTAAAGTTACGATCGATGCTATTGGTGTTGGGCGAGGTCTTGCTGAGTCCCTAGTTGAAGCCTTTGGTGAAATGGTTGTTAATGCATATCACGCAACACCCACTACCGTCTCTCAAGATTGTTTCGATTTGTTAGCACGTCTTAACCATAAAAGTGTGTTGATGTTTCGAAACGATGGATCAGAAGAGTACAAAGAATTCGAGCGTCAATGTTCATGGACGAAATACGCTTCCAAGGAAGGAAAGATGAAACTTACTAAACCATCAGGTGCAAAAAGGCACATTGATATGGTTAAGGCACTTACTTATATAAACCAGAATAGCCCTCAATACAGCGTGCAAGAGTTCTATTCTATAGAGAGTGATTATAGCCTATGAAAGAATTGTCTAAGCAAGCCAAGAAGTTTCTGCTCGATAGAAATGAAAATAAAAGATCTTTCGATAAGATGCTTCAGAAGCAGATGGGTACCGAGGTTCTCGAGTTCTATAATAGTATTCAAACAGCAGTAATAAATACTTCTAGTATTGATATTGGGATCATTGATCGCATGATTGAAACTGATGATACAATTTCATCAGCTCTTGAGTTTAAAAAGCTTATGGCCACATCAAGTATCGGTCCATATAGCCATGAGAATAAAGATATAAAAGAGTTTGTTAACGACGCTCTTCAAAAATTAAAAGGTCCAACGTGGAGAGAGTCTATTGAGGCTCAATTCTCGCATCAAGATTTTGGATTTAGTATCACCGAGAAGGTTTGGGGTATTAATAAAAAGATGCAGAAAGTTCCAGTTAAGCTTGCAACTTATCACCCTTCAACAATTTGTTTTGAGATGGGACCAACTGGTATTGCTTCAGATGGTGTACTTCAATTTACTAACGACTTTAGCCAAAGATCAAATCCAAATTATATTTACTCAGCAGTAAGAAATGGCTGGAAGATAACTGATCCTTTCTCAACTCCAATCGATAGGTTGCTTCCCAAGCGTGTACCCTTTATTAGTAATACTGGTGTGGCAAGAATTCCAAGAAATAAAGTTATTCATCATATAAATAAAGCTGGTAGATCGTTTGGTTCGCCATATGGCAAGACTTCAGTTCGTACAGCTCATCTTCTTTGGCAAATGAAAAACTTCTTTATTAAACAGATGGGAATAGGTGCCAAAAAAGCGAGTACAGGTACCGTTTGGGGGCAAGCTCCTGCATCTGGACACTCGGTAACTTACCAAGATCAAGATGGGAACTCTTCACAAAAGAGTGCTCGAGAGGCAATGATCGACATGCTCAGAAACTTTGAGACTTCTGATTCAATTGTTACTGGTTCCGAAAAAGAAGGATACGGTCTTCAAGTTCTTCAGAATGCTGTTCAGTTAGGATCGTTCTCGGACATTATCAACGCTATCGATGTTTGGATTTTTAGATGTTTCCTTATCCCTTCTCTTGTTATGACAGATGGAAGTGCTGGGTCAAGGGCACTTGGTGAGAAGCATTTTGATATTGTTAATCAAATTGCTGACGCTGATGCAAATGTGTTTAAGCAAACTTTAATTAATGAACTCATAGAAGAGATGATCATCGCAAACTTTGGTGAGCAAGATGATTATGGAGAGTTCCTTGACAGAGAAAAAACTTCAGATGAATTAGAAAAAGCAGCAAATCTTTATACAATGCTAGTTGATAGAGGCATTTTAGATAGCTTCGAACTTACAGATAAAAATTATATTAGAGAAGCTCTTGGTATTCCAGCTGCTAAAAGCGCAGGATTGCCTCCTCTTTTAGAGGATGATGACTTTTGATTCATGACCTAGCCTACTTTACTCACAAGAGAAAAACGCTTGACAGAGTTACTGCGAGATACTCAATGCTTATGCAAAGAGAGGTCGCAATATATTTCAGATCTCAAGAGAGTGTTTTATTTAGATCACTGAATTCTAGGAAGGTTCCTAAATTTAATTCAAAGCAATTAACAGAGGCATTCCTAAAGATTGCTAAAGCCCACGCTGCAAAGACAGTTGAGGTTGGCGTTTCTGATGGGATACAAGAAGTTGGAACTGAAAAGTTACAGGCGTGGAGAGGTTTCACAATTGACACACCTGTTGAACTTACGATCTCACTCGCTGATAAAAAGAAAAGAGATAAGATTGTTGGAGACCAAAAGAAGAAAATAGTACCCACAAACAAAAGTATTTTGGGAATATTTAAAACAGTAAGAGATCAGCAGTTAAAGTTTTTGACCGAAACATACAAAGAAGTTTCTAAGAATTGGGTTTCTGGTAAGAGCACAATCGCTGAAGTAAAAGAAAGCCTGTCGGTAAAGATTCAAAAATCAAGAAGCTCAATAGATAGAGTGTTTAGAACAGAGACAACAAAGTACTTTAACGAATCAAGACATAACTATTTTAAAGAAAATTCTAATGTCACCCATATGCAGATCAGAACTATCTCAGATGGAAGAAGGTCTGGAATATGTGAGTCGAGGGATAAGTGGGTTGTACCTATTGAAGAGGCAAGTCAAAAGAGCAATATGCCTCCATTTCATCCAAACTGCAGAACAATTCAAGTACCTCTTAATATGAAAATACCTCGTCAAAAAAGCATGATCGAGCGAGGTGTAAGGATTGATGAAAGAAGTTTTAAGCCGCTTCCTAAAGGGTGGGCTGCCTAGTTTTAATTAAGTATCGATAAGGTTTTGATGAGGAGTGCATTTGAAAAAACAATTTAAGTCCGGTGAAGTTAGCGGTGAATCTTTAAAAGAAAATGGTCATCTTTACAAGAAGGCTATTCTTTGTAGAACCGGTGTGTGGAATGGCGACGTTAAAGTTGATGAAGCTCTTTTAAATCTTATTGTTAAATATAATAATAAAGCTTACTCGTCAGTAATTAATGAAAACTCATACCCTCCGGTTCAAATAGAACACAATACAGATGCAAAAGAAACTCTAGGTCGTATTGATATTGGGAAGATGCCTCTCGCTTTGGAGCCAGCCTCTAATTATAACAAGGGATGGGAAGGTCAAGTCTTAGTTGCAATGCTTAGAATCTTTGATGAAGACGCGAAGAAGAATGTAGGCACAGGAAAGTTTAACCACTTATCCGTTCAATTTGATGATGAAACAGGTGAATTATATGAAGTAAGCTTTGTCGCTGTCGAGGCAGCACGAGGATCACAGTTACTAAAACACAAGGAAAAGAAGGAAGGAAAGATGAAGAAAAAACAACTTAGCCTTGCAAGAAAAAAAGTAAAAGCCTTGGCAGTGAGACAAAATTCTCTAGTAAAGAATAAAGTCGCTCTCTCAATCGCTCTTGGTTTGACTCTTCAAAAGGTTTCAAAAAGCAAGACAGCGTTAAGTAAAAAGAATGCTGAGATTAGACTGACTCTTAAAAAAGAGAATGTTAAGTCTGTGTTCTCATCTCTAGTAAGAGAAGGGAAAGTAACAAAAGCAGAATTCGACAAAATGGATTTTGAAGTTTTCGCTGGTCTTGAGACTAAAGCTTTTGGCTTGGTTCTTAATGGGTACAGCTCAAGAGAAGTTTCAAGTGACATGTTTCAAATCGGTGACACAACTGCTGACTCGAAGAATGTTGAACTCTCAGACGCTCAGTACAAGCAGGCACTAGAAGCTCAACTCGAAGGTAAAGAGTTTGAAATTCAAACCGTTTCTTTAAAAAGTAAACTTAGTGACGAGGAAATCGCTGCTAAGAAAAAGCTTGCTGAGGAAGGTGGAGAAGGTTCTGAAGGTCTTTCAACTGATGAGCCGATGGACATTACCAAAATTATGGAAATGCTCGAGAAGATGCAGGAGCAGATTGATAGTCTTTCAGGTCTTGAAGAAGAAGTTGAAGCTATGAAGAAGCTTTCTGAAGAGGGTGAAACTAAAGAGCTTTCTGAAGATGAAGAAGTCAAAGAGTTAATGGATGACGAAGAGGGAGAAGAATAATGAGAAACGGATTATCTGGTCAATCACTTATTAGTAGGTTTAGCGGTTTAGCTATCCAAGTCGCAGTTCTAATTAAGACTGCTTATATTAAATACGAGCTTCAGGTTGGTCAACTTCTTGGAAGAATAGCTGATGGAAGTTACAGAGCTTACGCTGAAGCAGAAGTTGGAGTGGCATTTAGTGCAGCAGCTGCAACTTTTACTCTTGATGCTACAGGGCCATTGGCAAAACATTTTCAAGTTGGTGACACGGTTACTGATTTAAATGATGCCACACTTGGAGTGATAGAAAGTTACGATCCTGAAACAGGCGTTGGAACATTAACTGGAAACAGTGCTTCTGCTCACGCTATCGGTGAACGCGTAAAGATTAAAGAATCTGAGTGTTCTGTTGGTGGTTACAAAGCTAGATTCTTATCAAACGTTGTTGAGGTTTGTGAAGAAGATGGTGATGCTGTCGAGTCTGGTCTAGCTGAAGGTTTTATCGTTAAGTCGGAACTTCATACAGATCATATTGTTAGTGTGGTTGGTTATGAATCAGCTGAAAACGAAATTAGAGTTAAATAAGGAGCCCTATAATGACTAAACATGTTTTTTCTGGATTAATTGATTCAAGACACAGAAGAGGTATTCACGCCATAATCACAAAAGTTATGGCCAAATCAGAGAAGTATATCTTCACACTTATGCCAATTGTAGATGTTGCTGCAATGATTTTAGAGCATGAGATTGTTGATGACTTTGGTGGAATGACAAATGAGAGATCATTCAACGAAGAAGGGAAAGCAATTGCTTCAATCTCTACTGAAGTTGGAACTTTCAAGCCTGGTTCTTACCAAGAAAATATTCCATTCAACGAGAAAGATCTTCTTATGCTAAGAAAGGTTGGAACTGTCGGTGATAGAGGAATTACAAACCTTACTGACGGTGAGCTTTCACAGCTAAGCCTTACAGCTAAGAAGCTATCAGTTAGACTTGATAACCGTTTACAGTTTATCGGTTGGAAAGCTCTTATTGATGGAACTTACGAGTGGTTAGGTAAAGTTAAAAACTTTGGAATTCCTGTTACAAATACTTTATCACCAGCTATTGCTTGGGATCAACCAAGTGCAGATCCAGTTTTTGATCTTCTTGGTTGGTTAAATGAGTATGACGGTTTAAGAAAGTACAAGATCAAAGAAATGGTTATGAATAAATCAACTGCTTCTAAGACGAGAAAAGCTATTCTTGAACTCAACAGAAATGATCAAGGTAACGCAAACATTAGAACAGCATCTCTTGATGATCTTCTTGCTTATTACGCACCAGAATTACCAGCGGTGAAAATTTGTGAAGATACTTACCAAGAAGAAACTGTTGTAAATGGTAAAGTTACAGCGAGTGCTGCGAAGACTTTCTTAGCTAACGGAATAATTCTTTTAATTCCTGATTTTGAAGGAACTGAGTTCCCAGCTTTTGGTCAAATCCAAATCACTGAGAATATGAATGGCCCAGAGGCTACTCTTGATAGACCAGCTCAGGGTGTTTATACATTCATTGATGAGAAAGGTCTTGAAAACAAGAGTAATCCACATATCAAAATGATCTCAGGATTTAATGGTGGTGCAAACCTCATGAGACCATTCGATGTTTGGAAGTTCGACGTATTATCATAATTTAACTAGCCCCTCTTAGGAGGGGTTTTTGAGAGGAAAAGATGACTAAGAAAAAAGAAGAAAACAAAGAAGAAAAAAAGGTTGTTGAAATAGAGACAAAACAAGAAGGATTTAAAGTTAAAGCTTTAAGAACTATGACTTGTCTTGATGGTTCTCAACTACTTGCAACTCAGATTTGCTTTATTAAAACACAAAAAGAATACGACAGACTTAAAGCTGACAAGAGAGAAATCTTTACGGATGTTAAATAAGTCATGAATCAATACCTCAGCGTTGAAACTATAGATGCATTAAAGGTTCGTCTTAATATAAGAGAAGATGACGATGCAACATTTCTAGAAATCATCGCTGAGTCTATTGGTGAATTTGAGACTCATGTGAGTAAGAGGTTTATTGTTCCTCTTAAAAGTGAAAGTGGGATTGTTTACGATTCAGCACCAGAACACTCAAAGAGCCAAGTACAAAGAATTATCAAATCTATCGTTAAAAAGAATGCCGCTCTAGAGTTTAATGTGAATTCTGATGAGTCTTCAAACTCTTCATACTTAGAGCAACAGTATAAATCAATCAACAGGGGTTATAAATACCTCCTAGATAAAGAGTACGATTTTAAATTCAAGCTTCAAGATTTCGCATCGGACTACAAGCCCACTCAAGTAATTGGTCTTGCTAGAAATAAATTTGATGCTTGAGTTCTCGAATTTTAAATTAACTAAATTAAAAGATAAGACTAAAGGCCCTAAGTTTGAAAGATTAAAGGGTGACATATTAGGCTTAATGCTTGAGCAAAGAGTTAGTACGTTTGATACTGAGGCTTCACCAGATGGAAAGTGGCAAGAGTTAAACCCTAAAACAAAAAGATCTAACGAAGATGGTCACAAAATACTCCAGGACAAAGGTATTTTAAGAGCATCATTTACCGAAAGAGATGACGGC